TTAGAATATATTTTGTTTAAATATGCATCAGCCCAAGCATAGTCTTGTCCACCAATAGATCCTGTGTTATCCCCAGCAGAGTAAATATTTCCGCCAACATTAATGTCAGCGCCAATACCAGCTCCTCCTGTTACTACTAATGCACCATTGTCAATAGAAGTAGAATTGGTGCTATCTTCTATGGCAACTGCACCGCCAATATTAACATCACCTAATACTCCAGCTCCTCCTTCAACGGTAAGTGCTCCTGTAGTTGGACTTGATGATACCTCACTGGATAATATTGCTATTCTGTCTGTTGAAATTTTTCCAGTGTAGGGGTTATATCGCAGGCCTCCAACATCTAAGTTTTCATCAAAGGGATCTGCATAAAGTTGTGCTCCTTGCAAGACCAAACCTTCTGCATCTGTAAACAATGGATAGAATTCTTGATCTTCATTTGTTTCTAGAACAGCAATGTTTGAGGAGGTAGTAGCGGTGTTTGCCGCAGCGATTCGACCATAAATGAATCCACCTACTGCAAGATCTTTTTCAATGCCCACACCGCCATCAAAATATGCTTGTGCTAGTCTACGTTGTGCAGTAGTACTGAATAAACTCTGATCAATTGGATATAAAGGATCGCTGCCAGAGGGATTGCTAATGTTTCCGACGTTGGCGCTGTTACTTCTTACAAGAACAACTACCCCTGTACTACCAACAACACCAAGATTTCCAACTGCTCCAACAAAGTTAGATTGTATTAATGTAAGAGTATTAGCTTGTGTAAACCTGGTAATTCCAAGTGGGGACGATACTGAACCGCTTTGCGGTGCAACTGCTCTTGTTCCCGATTGTCTTGTTCCAGCCATTATCTTATTCCTTTAGGGTATTTATTCGTTTTAGTATATGTATAATTCAACTGAGCTAATCTTCGGAGTTGTCTTATGTGGCCAAGCTGGATGACTTTGAAATCTTAATACTACTCCAAATGTAGGGTCTTGCACCATTGATCTATCTAAGTTAGTTACATTCCATTTATCAATACTACTTCCATATACTTTTTCTGGGTGTACCTCTAAATTGGCTCGATTATCTCCGATAAGAGTTTCATTCAGGCATAGTTGTACAGTCTCATCTGTAATTCTTCCGCCGCGGTTTATTAAAACTTTGCATTCAATTCCCGATATAGTATCAGGTAGATTTTCAAAATTAAATCCTGATGCTCGTAAAAAATAAGTTTTCATTTTAATATCATTACGAGGTTGTCGTGCAATATGCAACAACGGTGACGATGTAGATATAGAAGTCCCGGACAATATTAACGAAACATCTGCGCTATTCCACGTAATGTGCGATTCATCTTCTGCATATTGTTCAAGTATAGATGGGGATGTCCAATTGGTGCTCATCCTGTATTTACCAGATATTATTATCTGTGCATAAAACAAAAAGGACTCCTAAGAGTCCCTTTGCTTAATTTAATTTAAAATTAAACGTTGGCAATTGTAACAATTCCTGTAGCAGGACTTGTAATATTCCAACCAACACTTTGATTGTTGTTATATAAGAAACTACCGCTTGCTGTAGATTGTGTAATAATTGCACGGCGTGCTGTTAGTTTTGTAACATAGTATGTGCTACCGTTTCCGTCTGTAGCAACTAGGTTCATTTCACCAGCAGCCAATGTACTTGTGTTAACAAGTTTACATTGGCCAATACCGTCTGATGTTCTAACTAGATAACGCTTACTAGCTTCTTGTTTAACAATATCAGCAATAAGTGCGCTACCACCTGGCAAATATGCTCTTGTGTTTAAACCATTTTGAAGAGTAGTAGTCATTGTATAGGTAAATGTAGCCACTGTACCAGTTGTTCCGCCTGTAACAGTTGCAGTAGGCGTGCTTGTATAACCACTACCACCGTCTGTTAATGTTACTGTTGCAACATTACCTAAATTATTTGTTGTTACATTACCAGTTGCAGTTTGTCCTCCTGCAATTTGTGGCGCTGTAAATGTTAAACTAATTGTTGTACTAGTTGTATAAAGTGTACCAGTATTGTTGTTAGCAATAGTAGCAACACTTTCACCACCTACGCCTTCGCCTGTAATTGCTACGTTTGTGTTAGCAAAAAATTTCTTTTTAATTGGACGTCCCATTTTGTTTCTCCTTAAAATATAATGACGTTCTAGGTCTACGCAGATGGAACTGCATAATACTTAGAATAGTATTTAACAAAAAACCCGCCGAAGCGGGTTTTTGTTCTGCATTTAAAGCTAGTAATGAATTACTTATAGCTTGTATTATCAGAATTGATAGACACCTTACCTAGGTAGTCGGCAGCGTTACCTAAAGAAGACGCTGTGTTTGTTAACTCGACGTAACCGTAACGAGTTAAGAAGCCAACTACTGGCTCGAATGTTGCTGGGTCTAGAACAACACCAGAGCTCATTAGAGGAATGTATGGGCAATAGAACGCAGCAGCGTCTGCTTCGCTAGAACCTTTGTATCCAATTAGAACTTGGTTGTCTTCGATTGTTTGTGAACCACTGTCTGGTAGATAAGCATCAACATAAATTCTCATAGCACCGTTCAATGTACCAACAAACTTGGTGTTTGTTGGAGCTTCGAATGTACCTTCTGTTGTACGAGCAAATGCGCTGGTAGTAGCAGACTGTAGAATTGTTAGAGCTTGGTTAGAAACAACAGCCCAGTTACCTGCACCACGACGTGTACGCTGAGCAATTAAGTTAGCAACACGGTTGATTTGGATAGCAAGAGCAGCGTGCTCGTCACCGACGAATGTAGCTGTACCAGAAACTAGAGCTTGGTCATATGTTTCTTCTACTGTACCTAGAGCACGTAGGCTTGCTAGGATTTCTTGGTCAATTTCAGCAGTAATTTCTTGTGCTAGAGCAGCCATGATTTCTGCTTCGATGTCAATACCTTGTTGGGCTTGTGCATCTTGAGCAGCTTCAAAAGTCCAACGAGCAGATAGCTTGCGGCTCTTTGCTTCAACTGGGCTCTTCAAGATTTGAATGCTCATACGCTTACCTGGTTGACCTTCTAAAGTAGAAGTAGCAGCAGCACGTGGTGTTGTTGCATTGTCGTTACCAGAATATGCCTGGGCAATCTTGAATGGGCTTAGTGCCTCTTCACCTGCTACAACTTCGTTACTGGAATCAGCATAACGAACACGTAGAGTATGAATTTGACCAACTGGACCTGTCATTGGCTGAACACCAATAATTTCGTTGGCAATAACTGTCGGCATAACACGACGAATTACTGGAAGAATAACACGGTTAAGTGTTGCAACGTTTCCTGCGCTTGTTGCACCTGCTGTGGCACTTTCACCCAAGTACTTGCGTGTGTTTTCTAGGCATACTGCCATAGAACTGCGACGGGTACCGGCTAGGCCTTCAAGCAGAGCCTCTTTGGTCTCTGACCATCTTTCATTTAATAGTTGTGACATTTATTGTCTCCTTGAAATTATTTTGTAAGACCCGCCAACTTGCGGATATCTACAATATTGTCTAAGCCTACCTCGGGCTTGCTTTCACGATTTCCTGTTATTTCTGCACCTTCTGATAACATTGCTTTTTTAGGAGCAACAGATTTTCTTTGGCCTTCCATAACTGCTGGTAGGTACTTGTCGAAAGCCTCATTTAGTTTCCTAGTCTGAACAGACTCAAGAAGTTCTTTCATGATCTCTCTTTTACTAGCATCTAACGGTGCTAGCAACTCGCCCATAACTGCCTTACGTTCCATCAAGTCTTTTGTTACTCGAATTTCGCGCTGGGTAGATTCTACTAGAGATTCTTTTTCTGCTACGGCTTGTTTTGCTTCTGCAAGTTCTTGCTCTTTCTTAGAAATAATCTTTAACAATTTACTTGTTTCAGACTTTTCATTTAGATAAGAACCGGCAAACTCTTGTGCAAATGCTTCATAAATTTTGCGACCAAAGTCGTTGTTACGGGCACTGTCAATATCTTCTTTCAATTGCTTGATTTCAGTTGTTAACTTATTTGTGACTGTATTTTCAACTACCTTAGAGGCATGTTTGATAAAGTTTTGCTTAATATCTTCAAACTTGCTTTTTGCTTCGCGAACTAACTTGACTTTTGTTTCTGCTAGGTCCTTCTTGTCAACAGCAAATTCATTGATTTCTTTTGCTAGAGCGTGAACCACAAATTGCTCTAACTTGCTAAAGTTCTCGGAAACTTTTTTACGGTCACCTTGGAACTCAACTAATTCTTTACCTAATTGATTAATAACAAACCCTTCTAACTTCTTAGCATCTTCAGAAATACGTTGTGTATATCTTGCTTTTGCTTCGGCTAGTGCCTGTTTGTCGTTATACAATTCGGACATCTCAGCAACCAATCTGTCGCTTAACATCTTGTCGATTGCTTCAACCATAAGACTCTTATCATGAGTATATTTTTGAGCAAACTCTTCACGAAGTTCTGCGGTGATTTGGTCGCGATTCTCTTGAATCTTAGCAGCAAGGGCGGCTTCGACAACATTTTTTGTCTCTTCCGTCATTACGCCTGACTCAACTAATTGTTTGAATGCGTCCAACATTTATTTCTCCTCGGGCTTATTTTAGACCTTTAATAACATTAAGGAGTGCTTCCTTAAGGTATTTCTGGGCCTTTGGATCTTCTTTAACTTCTTGTGCAACACGGAATGCTCTTGAACCGCCACGAGCATTCATTAAATGCTCGTAAACTGGTGTAGGATACGCACCGGGCGCACTTGGTTGAGCAACTACGTCTACTGTAATAATCTCAAAATCGGATACATGGCCGTTCATGTCGTTTACGTTGCCGCTACCACGAGAACTTACACCAAGTTTTACACCACTTTCAAGCATAGTACGTACTAAATTGCCCATTGGAGTAGGTAAAATTTTCATTTTACCATATCCATTAGGACCTTCCATCCACATCTGAGTAATCATATGTGACACACGGTCCAAATTCACTTTGAGATCATCAGGATGATCGACTTCTCCAAGAACACTATAACCATTTTGAATTTGATCATTAAGTGTTTTCACAGCACGTTCAATTTCGTCTACAGGGTAGACACGTTGATTGGCGTTGCGAATACCACCTTGAATAGCAATACCCTTCAGGTGAAGTGTTTTGCCATCCTTGTCGTCAGACTCGAGTACTACTCCAGCCTGATCAAAACTTAGGTGTTCTCTTAAATAAGAAATTTGTCTCATCCAGTTTCTCTAATTAACTATTTTGCGGTAAGAATTGACGCTTTGTAGCTGGATCAATACTTGTCTGACCAGCTTTGTCACCTGTACCAGCACCCACTGGGCCTGGACCGGAACCTTTCTTCTCAGCACCGTGACCGCCGGCAACTTTGCTTAATGTCTTAACGCCAGACTTTTTACCGTCAACGTTTTGTAGACCACTAGCAAACTTTTCACCAGACTCAGGGTTAATACCCTTCATGTGCTTGGCTGGGCTTGTACCTGTGTTAGTACCAGCGGCTGTTTTTTGGTCGCCTAGAATGTTGTGTGCTGTTGCACCAGTTGTTGGCTTACCTTTGCCAGAACTGATTGGGCTTCTTGTGTTAGTACCGGAAGGCATTGCGTCACCAGTATTTGCACCAGCGATACCACCTTCGGCAGCACCTCGCTTATCAGCACCGTGACCGTCACTTACTTTTTCACTGTACTCACGTAAACGGCGACCTTCAAATGCTGGTTTACCCATCATTTCGTCTCCGCCCATTTCGTCATCACCAGCTGAAAACTCGTCGTCTCCATCTGCACCACCGCCTTGTGCTTGCTCTAATTCAGCAAACGCGGCTTCTAATTCTTGAATAGCATTCTTGATATCAAAAATTGCTTTGTCTTCTTGGTCTTCGGGTTCTTCTTCATCACCCATATCGCCCATTCCAACATCACTGCCTAGATCGTCTGTGGCATCACCACCTAGATCATCTTCTTCGTCGTCACCGTCCATCATGTAAGAATCTTCTAGATCCATACTTTCGTCGGCTTCTTCGTCAGCAGATTCGTCCATTTCCTCTTCGTCGGATTCGGCGGACTCTTCCATTTCTTCTTCATCGGACTCTTCAGATTCGTCCATTTCTTCCTCATCTTCTTCTGCGATAAGGTTTTCGTAAATTTCTCTAGACTTCTCAACAACGATTTCGTGGAAAAGTTCATTGGCTTTATCCATTTCTTCGTTTACAAGTAAGTCCAACAATTGTTCAAATTTGGTAGACATGTAATTAATTCTCCTTAATTGGTAGCGGCAAGGCTGTGCGTGTATTTACAGCATAGATAATTTTTGCACTAGAAATAGGCCTAAAACGAGTCGTTTTAGACAAAATGACGCAGAGTTTCCTCTGGATTTGATATTTTTTGTTAAAAATATTTAGTTTTTAACAAAAAAAGTTATCTAACATGTTTATGCAGGTGCTGCTTCGGGTGGCGGTGCAGCGTACATTTTTCTAACTAGACCAAGTTCTTCACGTTTTTCTTTATCGTGAGCTTCGGCAGCCTTACGTATGTTGTTGATCATACCTAAGGTCAAACGAGTTTTACGAAGATCACTACTTTTTAAGACGCTGGTATCATGTTTACTAATGTACCTATTATCGTCTTGAGGATCTCTATGATCACGATTAAAATAAATGAATTCTCTTAATATCATAGTTCTATTTATTCTTTATGCAGGAGGAGCAGGCGGTGTACTTTCTGGAGCACCTGCTGAATCTGCAGGTTGACCTTCCCCGCCGGCGGGTGGTGGAGGAGGAGCTGTGGAACTTAGAGAACTCATGTCTCCTGCAATATTATTTGCAGTTATTCCTTCGCCCCTAAGTTCGCTACTGGCGCTTAGGTATTGATCCTCATCAACATTTTCTTCTTTCCATAAGCGTTCGTTTTCTGCAACTTCTTCTGTGGTCATTCCTAAGAAACGCTTTAATGCAAATCGTTTACTCATAAACGGAACTGCAACCATGGTATTAAATGTGTTTACACGAGCTGTATCCATTTCTGCCTGGCGATAACTAGCAAAGTTTTGAGGAGGATTAAATTTAATTTCAAAAACATTACTGTCTACGTTAATGCCTTGTGTGTGTAGATACAGTTTAAATTCTGTATCAAACGGATCGTTCAGTAAACTTTGTAGTCGTTCGCAGTATTTGTTAAATCTAAGTTCTTGGATGAATGCTGTTCCAACTCGACCATCATTGAAGTTAGATCCTCCGTCGTCGGAACCAGTAGGTAGATAACTGCTAGGTATGCGTAGAGCCCTAAACAACTTATTAGTAAAATATCTAAGATCATCAATTTCTCCCAAGTTTTGACCACCTTGTAGGATCTCAACTTTAGATCCTCGGCCTTCTGCTGTCTGTGGGAAGAAGTAATCTTCATTGATACTTAATGGGTTATATGCAGCATCAACTACACTTTGAGCACCACCTGTTACACTAGGAATACGGCGCTGATTTACTTCATTTTTAACACGCTCAACGAAACTCATAGCCAAGTGACTTGGCATATTACCAACGTCAATATAAAACACTCTGCGCTCTGGAGCACGTTGAATACGGTAAATTAAGATAGCATCTTCAAGCAATTCTTTTTGTTTGAATACTTTAAAGATACTTTCCATTAAACTATTACCAAATGGGTAATTGTTATCTAATCCTTCACTCATTGAGATATGAATTACATGGCGAGCATCGATGGCATATTGATTTTGATTTTGTGTAAACCTACTGCTATTTGCAGTTGTAGGAAACGAACCAACCATGCCACGTGATCCGCCTGCACCACCTTGGCCAGTACCATAACTGCCACCAAATTGACTGCCACCACCGTGCTGATTACTAGGTTGAATAGCTGTAGTTGCCAGCGTTTCTAAATTAGGATTAAAATCTCTAATGTGGTATTGTTCAGGTTTTTTGCCTTCACTTTCGTTGACAATAATTTTATCAACTTTAGCCGGATCTATATACATCCAAGCCTGTGTTTCTGGATCTCTTACAAAGAAACTATCGCCATACTTAAAAGCATTACGAACAATTTTAAACATACGAATTTTAAATTTGTTCAACTTGGTCCATTGCTGGAGATATTTTTTAATAATTTTAATTTCAGTACTGGTTGCTTGATCTTTAAAAAATACCTGGAATGGTGTTCCATTTTCTTCGTTGGCCTGTGTACAAAATTCTGCTAGGATATCAAATGCGGCATTTACTTCACTGTCAGTATCCATGGTGTCATATTGACCATATCGTTCTAAACGATTAGGATGACCAGCATATATGTCTGGTAGATAACTGCTATAGTTTGTACGACTTGGGTTTGAACCCATAGATGTACTACTGCCACTAACAGGGCTTAATTTTCCCGAAGTGTTAACTGGAGTAAAGTATTTTTTCCAAGACATATATGTTTATATTAGGCAAATAAATTGCCATTTAATCCTTTAGTAGCATCAATATTTCTCTTAGTATTGTCAGCAGTGTCCTTCATATACTTAAGAATTTCTTTCATTGTAGTATTTAATGTTGTTAACTCTAAACTACTTTTTTCCTGGCCGCCTGTATTGCTAGAAACTAACCTAGCTGTAGCCGCTCCTACATCCTTTATTGCCGAGCCAATTCCTTCTAATACACCAGGACCTTTCATTACTTCTTTTAGTCTTTCTGCTTTGGCAATATCAACTGTGTTTACAGCTTTACCAAATGCTACAATACCATTTGAATAAGAATTTAATGCTGGTCCAATTTGAGCCAACTGAGGTAGTAGCGGACTTAACTCTGTTATAGAATCTTTGATTGCAGCAATTGGGCCACCGCCAGAGAAGAAATTAGTAATCTTAGCACCAATTGCTCCTAGACCAGCAACTACACTACCCGCAGTAAATGCTACCATAGCTATACCAAGTGCGCCAATGCCGGCAGCTACAGCAATCAAATTGACTCCATCTATGTTTGCAATTTCTGTTAAACCTTTGGCAAATACTGGCAAACTTAAACCAATTAATGCTATAGCGGCTGCAATGCCTGCACCTAACAAAGCAATTACACCTGCAACTGCGCCTGCGCCGATTAACATAGGAACAGCAATAGGTGCAAGACTTGCTAGTCCCCTACCTAATGCTTTGATAAATCCAACAAACCCTCCGCCACCTGCGCCACCTGCAGCGCCACCTGCGCCGCCCAATGGACCCATTGGTGGAGTTGGTGCTCCGCCACCACCCATTAATCTTCCAGCACCACCAAGTACCGCACCGGCGGCGCCGCCGACTGCTCCTGCTCCACTTCTTAATATTGCCGCAGCATTGGCCATACGCTGTGCCGCAAGCCAGGCTACAAGAGCAACTACAATACCTTTGACAACTGTACCAGCAGTTCCGAATTGTTCAAAAAATAAATTGAATTTTTTAAGACCTTCTGCAAGGAACCCAGCTAATGATCCCATCCAACTAGCCACTTTGGACACTGCTGTTAATAAAGGACTAAACACATTCCATAGTTCTGCGCCAAGTTCTTTAAATCCTCGCATAGCTTCACTCATGTCGTTGGCTTCTGACTCTTCACGTGCTTTGCGCTTTTCTTCAATAGCAGCCCTTTGTTTTTCAACATCCTCCATGGTTTCAATACCTTGCTGTGCATTTCTATTTGCTGTTCCAAAAATTGCACCCATGGTACCACTGAATGAACCGCCCTGCATAATAAGAGCTTTACCAGTATCACCTAAATCTTTCTTTGTTTGGTTTGCAGCTAGTCCTAGTTCGCCACCAGCACGTTTAACATCTGCAACACCTTTACTAGCATCACCAACTGCATCAGCCATCTTTCTATTAGCAGCAGCCATCTTTGGTGCTACTGCTTCAAACTCTTGTGCGGCCTTGGTAATAGGTGGCAATCCTAACAAGCGACTCTGCAATGCTTCTGTTGCACCTTTACCGCCTTTGGCCATAGCTTCTGCCATGGCTATTTGTGCTTTTTCCCTGCCTTTTTCATCTAAGGTTAATAGATAAGCCTGATAGGCTTGGTTAGCACTAGCTTCTTTAAGTGCTTGTTCTTGTTGTTCTCTGCTCTTTCCTGTTATTTGTGCAAGTTCGTCTAACTCGTTTAGATAATTTCCTGCGGCAGCACTCAA